TTTCTTCAACCATCTTTCTTTTCTGTTCCATCATCTCATTATATGAGAATTCATCAACAGCTCTATAAGTAAGTTTGGTAGATCTTTTAGCAAATTCAGCTACAAGAACATTAATAACATTTGGGATAATAGGATAAAACTTTAATTCTAATGCAGACCAGTCTTCTCTAGTTAATACATCAACAATGTCTCTCATCTCATTGTTTTCTTCAACAATATAATCTGACTTATCTATAATACCTTTAGCAAGCTTATAGTTCTTCATTAATCTGCGCGCATTTCTGCGGATTTGTTTTAACCCATTCCACTCTAACCAGTCAAGATTCCAAGCCGCCCACTCTTCATCTTTTTCTTTTTTAGGAATAAACTGCAAAGGTTGAGTAATACTACCCATCCTGTTATGTGATGCTTTTGCTCCCTTTTTTAATTGTAGTGCGTTATATACTTGCATATTATCTTAAATTTTTAAAAGGAGATCTGGTTACTTTACCTCCTAAATGGTTACCATTTCCTCCAATATGTCTGAAGGGGCTATTACTTAATTTATATAAATTTTTTGAATTATCCAAGTTTTTGGCTGCTTCATCCTTGATTACACGCTTAGTATATCCTCTATTTGAGTGTTGTATTTTCATAAATGCAACAAGAGCACAGAATGATACAAGTCTATCCACGTTGACACCATCAGCATAAGCAAACATTTCTTTGATTAACATGATATCTGGGATTCTCTCAATACCATATTTTGTTCTTACAACAGTACCATCAGTTTTTAATTCCTGATCTAATTCTTCTTTGGTATACTCAATAGCATAACTTAATAAATGTGACTTAAACAAAGTACCTGTATTCTTCCAACCATACTCTTGAAATACTGAGTTATTAGATCCTAAGTCTTTTAAAAACATTATTTGACTTTTTGGTACCAAGTACTTCTGCTTTTTCCTAGAGATCATGTACTGAATAAATAAAGAAATGTTATTCTCAATTACCGTCCATGCATTATACAGTTCAATAATGTGCTCTAACATCTTATGTGTTTTGTTGATATCATCATATCTACCACACCATGCAGCTACTATTTTATCTGGTTCTATGTATGTCTCAGTTTCAAATCCTGTAACCTTAGTGACTTCTACCGGAGCTTTCATCACATAGATAGAACATAAGGATTCTGATGTTGTTGTTTTACCCTCCGCTACGGGGTCAATAGATGCATAGTAAGTACCAAATGATGGATTCTCTATTGGTCTCTCCCATACTACAAGAACTCCTGTTTTATCTTCTGTCTTCTTAGATACAGGAAATTCTGTTATAGGTCTTCTATTAGAATGCTCTAATCTTATCTTACCTTCAGCATCTGCTGTTATATCTAAGTATTCAGGCGCATACTCTTTGTCTTCTATTCTTCTTTGTTGTGCTGTAAGAAGGTGAGTCGGGAACTTAGATACAGTCCTGTGGTCAAATGCTTCTTTTATATTTCTTGGATGCTGAGAAATCCTTAACTGATATGTCTCAGGATCTAATTCTTTTTTCCATGTTTCAAACTGATCATCTAAAGCTTGTAATGCTTCTTCTACTTTAGAGTTACCATTATGATCTATGTATGGTGGCATAGACCATTGTTCAGGTATAAATAAACCTGACACACCTGGAGTACCTTTATCATCTATCAGATCTGTCTCTACTGTGTATATATCATTAGCTACAGGGTCCATAATCATCTTTCTCAATGGCTCACACTGAGATAAATCCCCCACAGATCCTGCTGCAATAAACATACCTGTAGTAATCAAACCAGATCTCATGGCTGGACGCATATACTCATATGTGCTATCCATCCTAGGAGCAATCCCGGCTTCCTCATGGAAGAAGTATTTAACCGGACCCCCTACACCATTTGTTGGATCTTTCTCAAATGACATACCTTGGATAGTGCCTTTGAGACCAACTTCTGTTTTTCTATCACCTCTTCTTACCTCAATTTTCTGTTGCCACATCATAACCTTGTCTGGTGACATAGGTCTATACCATGCTGTGTGCTCATTAAGGAAAGCTGCATATTCTTGAAGAAATTTCCAAGAACCTTTCTCATTTATGTAATCTTTAAGACTAGCACCAATCTTTAGAGTAACCCCTTCTTCAAACCATTGCTGATTAATCAGTTTTGCCATATGGTAATATGAAGATGCTATCTGTCTTTTCTTTAGAATAGCTACATGCTTATAATTTAATTCTGCTAGTATTTCATACAGGGCCATATGATACTGTGCATCCCTTATATCAGCAAAACCAAACTTCTGAATCTCTTTGTTGAAGATAGGTAAGAAGTTTAACCACATGTAGTAATCTCTAGTCATATACCAGAATTTACCATTTTCTTTTATTAAGAGTCCTCTTCTACATTTTGCTTTTTGGTCATCCCAGTATTTAATAAAATCTTTAGATTTAAATGGTGCTACACAATAAACTTTATCTCTGTTGAACTTACTAGATTCCTGAGTAAACAACATTGTTGTAGTGTCATTAAATTCATACTTACCAGGTTCTTTAAAAACATTAGTAAGTAAAAATTGAGCAAACTCTTCTCTTGAGTTAAAATCAGTAACAGTCCATGTACCGTTATCCCAAGTTGGTATATCTTGATATATTTCTCTCATATAATTATTCTTTGATAATGGAACCAAACAGGAGGTTTAGTAGTACCATTTAAATATCTTCTTACAGTACTAAAAGGTACATTAAGATGTTCTGATAGTTCTTTACCTGAACCAAATATATTATTTGTTTTTATACATATAATAGGTTTAGCATTATAATGTTTACCACCTTTTATTGAATTGCTTATTTTTAGTTTAGTTTCATCCGTTAGCAATTTACCTTTTCTACATTCACTTAATTTAAGTTTAGTATTTTCATCATGCTTTTTACCTAACCATCTTGTATTACCTTTGGCTTTTAAAGAAATTTTTAATTTACTTTCATTAGTGTGACATTGACCATAAAAAGGATTTGTTACACCTTTAGTTAATTTAATATATCTTTCTCTTATTTGTGCATAAGTTTTTGAAGAAGGTTTATATCTTACATTTTGTTTTGTTATTAGCATACTCCATAAAGCAGTTTGCATTGCAGGAGAATCCGGATAAATATAACTCAATAATAAATGTGCAATATAATGTTCTTTGGGGGTTAATAAAACAATATTAGGATGATTTGTATTTCTACAATCACCTTCACCACCAAAAGATTTAGGTTTAATATGATGTGCTTCAAAATAAGCTAAATCAGATTTATTTCTATTTTCCAATTTAGCTTTAAGTATTAGTTTATCATATACGTGTTTATAATCCATAACTTTTTGATTATTAATATATTAACTATCATATGATAAACCAATTCCTCCGCGCACTTTGCTGGATTGTTCATCTTGTAGATCTTTATAAACACCTTTAAATGATGCTCTAATCTGATCAAAGTTTTTTGCAGCTGCTACAAGTGAGTTAATGTTACCATCTCTACCAGCAGTGATTGTAGTTGTTTCCATATATCTAGCTAATCTATCTAACATAGATGACATACCTTTGTATGCTCTAGATGTTGGAGTTTCATACATTCTTTGACAGAATATTAAAGCTATTCTTATATCTTCATCTTCAGTAGAAAACTCCGCTTCTATTTCTTGAAGTATAATAGATTCTTTATCTATCTCTGGTGTATTAAAAAATGGATTCATATCCGGATTTGGACATGTCATGTAAAACAAATACTGGTATATCTTTAAGTGATCATCTGGATAGTTATCCATAATATCTTTTAAAGCTTTCAGTGTATAGCAATGTTCAGTAGGTATCACAGTACCATTCTGAACATCAAACAATCTTACTATCATTTTTTTTTAATTTTAATTTTATTATCCTTTATGTAATGCATTATTGCATTTACCTCATCCACTAAATATGGTATTGCTATAGGAATAACTTCTTTCACAACTGGTTCTCCTGTGTGGTCTCTCTTGACAACTGGATAACCAAATTCATCTTCAGATTCTATCTCAAATGTAACATGATGTATAAACATTCTTCCAGGTTTTAATTTTGGATTATGTTTAAGCATAATGTACATG